CTATATGTTTCGTGAAACATATATCGTTCTCTTTGCCATTGATAATTTATCAATGGACAGAGCTGAATCTGGTTTTCCAACCTTATTTTCTTATCATCTGTTATAAAGTAATCTCCTTTATAACAATATCATTAATCATAACTATGACGTAAAGAATTCTGCTACTTTACAGTTCCATAACGGTGTAGACTCGTGGATTTGCAATCCACACCGCGGAGTCTAATCCCCTTTCCCTTGCCCATAGTTGATAATATAGTCTTCTCCTATATTATTGTATTTCTTTTCATCTTGCCGGTGTGCAAGTAAAAAAAAACCTGTGTTTAGTTGTTCATGGAAAAAACAACAAATCTCTATCTTAATCAATCTCAATCTTAATCATTCTCCTTCTTATTCATCCAATTTTTAAATACAATCCTGTAACTCTTGGCCACTCACTCGCCAAGAGCCCTACTGTATATATCTCTTTTATCATAATCTTACATTAATTTTTATATTGGGTGTTTGTCAATAGTCGAGCTAGGCCTGTAGTCCTAGACGACACGAATATGAATAAGATCTGTCGTTTGACAACATTTATTGAAGAAATTGATTCTCCAGTATATATACAAACCAACAAAAATGGTCGTGAGATAGACCTTTCGCTAACGGTTCAAGTTCAGGCCTGATACCCTGAATGTGATAACGGTTGTACGTTAGCTAAAACAACCAATTTTAACACCTATGATTTTTAACAACTTAAAAAACAAAATAATATCTATTTACTCCTTTGTGTTAGGAGCATGTAAATTCATCTATAGAATTTATACTATTCTGCCACCTTATCATCTACCTATTAAATCTAAATCTTACGATCCTACTACTAATAAACTAGTACACACCTCTAAGCGTCTTATTCAGTTTGCGTATAATGGGTATAAGCTTATAGCTTTCTATACCGAACTCAATCTTCCTTTCTTTGTATTTTGGATGTGCGAAGATTATCCTAAAAATATTCCTGCAATATTATTTGTACTTTCTCCTTCGTGGGAAGTTGCCACTCATGTTTACTGTTGTAACAGCTGTGTTACAACCATGGATACTGCTAGAAATTTGTTCAATCGAGTTACTATTGAGGAATTTAAAGTATCATGTATGAGTGCTTTAAAGAAAAGCAACTCAACACACCTTTTGTGTAAGGGTTTGTCGCAGTATTTTGGTAATATGGACAAACATCATCGCATGTATTTTAATGCTTTTCAAGGTTGTCATGATACTGAGGATTTTTTAAAGATCACATCCACTCTTGAGACTTTTAACTATAATTCTCCTAATAAAAATCCGTGTGCTGGGTCTTATGCTATGTATGCTATTCTTAGGCTTATACATGATATTGAAGAAAATCCTGGACCAACTTATTTAACTCTGTTCAATGGTGAATTACGAAAGCTATATTCTACTGGAAAACGGAGATTTAAAGAAGAAATTCTCTTATATATATCCTGTTATAATATGGCACATACAATATCTTTCTATTCTTTGTCCGCTAAGGACCAAGAAGCTATTTTATTGGCACTTGATGTTGCTAAATGTAAAATATCTACTCAGATTAAGGTCATTCCTTATAATGAGTTTTGGCACCATAAAATGTTAATTGAAGAGAAATGTACGCAACGGCCTTTCTCACACAGAAAAGCCGTATTGTTTTACATTGCTAAGAACTCTTACAATCGAGTTATGCGAGATTTAAAATATTATTTCTTGCCTAAAGTTTATAAGAGGTGCGTTGTAGAAGTTGCCTGTATAGCTTATCGCAAGCAACAATTACAATATCAGATGTTTGGTATTGATATAAATCATAAGCACTCTCTTACTATACCTCCTGAGCTGCTGACTATGATCCAGAACCTTGGAACTACATTTGATCTAAGAGTATATCTTGGCAGACCTGATTTAACTGAGGATGATATCAAGAACGCTGCTTTAGCTCTAACATTACTACTTGGAGCTACTTATATAGTTACAGAGCAAACAGTATACCGCAATCTAATGTTCGCCATTGGTGCTACTTATTCTCTGCATAAGCTATACAAGAGCATGATTCCTCAATCTGGAGAGCTTGAGGCTATTTTTAATATTATGCTACAGGGCTATAGTCTTGGTGTTTTTAACTCTAGTGTCAATACTGATAGTGTGAATGGTTATTTCCAGTCTCTTCTGGTAATTAAGAAGAATGTTGGTGTGACTACTACATGGCTTAACGATGTTAAATCGTGGATTATTAATCTTACAACCTTTTTAGCTGGCCTTTTCGGGCGAGAAATTAATGGTCTGATGGGCCTACATTATAATGTTTTGAAAAACCTTTCAGATGAGATCGTTATATTAACAGAAGCATGGAGTGTCCATAATAATTTGCCTGTAGATCTTGCCCCACGTGTCATTGATATTTCTAGAAGATTAGATGAATTGCATGCCAATGTCGTAGAAGAATCATCAAAAGGAGTTAATATGTCTGCAGTTATAGCGCGAATAAACCGATTAGTAGTGAATTTAAAACCACTACATGATGCTGCTGTTCGCATGGGTTTATCGTCATCTAATAGAGTTGAGCCCTTTCTATTCAATTTTCTCGGGCACCCAGGTACTGGAAAGTCATTTATTCAGATTCATGTCGCAAAAACATTGTATCTGAGACAATGTAGTGTTCGACAAATGTCCAATGTTAGAGATAAACCAGACGCAACGGTTTTTGTCAAGCCCTTTGGCAGTAAGTTTTGGTCTGGATATTCTTCTCATCCTATAGTCGTATATAACGATGCATTTCAAGCGACAGATGCTGCTGGACAAGAGAGCGAAGCTACCGATATAATACAGTGTGTAGGAGATAATCCTGTGCCTTTGAACATGAATTTGAACGATGAAAAAGGAAAGGTTTTCTTCTGTGCAGACATTTTAGCTATAAATACAAATGTAGAGTATTTCTTTAAATCACTCTTTGCGAGTATTAATGAACCAATAGCTATGGTTCGTCGTTTCAAACATTCATATTATGTAGGAATTAAACCAGCGTATGGGAAAATGGGATCTACTCCGGCTCGCCTTGGTGATTCACGTTATTATCTCGAGCTTGATGCTAGTAAAATTCCTCCAGGAGATGTTATTAATACTGATCCTTATTGTTTTAGGAGATGGGATATGGCCAAAGAAGCCCCTGTCGGTCCGTGGATGAACTATGACCAGCTTATTGCTGAGTTAGGAGTGAAGTATGATGAGCATGTCGCAGTTAAGAGAGATAATCGTCTGCGTAAAATGCAATCCAATGCTGAGCTTATTATTAACACCGCTGTTGCTCGTGGTTTTGAATTGCCAGATGCAATAAATCCTGCAATTAATGCCGATCCGTGGGAGCATATTAGCATAGATCTGCGGACAGGAGCTATAGCCAAGCCTGTGGTTGTAGCTCCCTCATACTATGAAAGATTTATGATGCTCTTTCAAAATCAGTCTAGCAACGAGACATATATGGGAATATATGTCTTGAACGAGTATTATGCTATGCTTGAAATTGGAGAGGAAACGTCCAAACGTGGATTAGTTGATTATGCTTTATCCATTCCCAAGTATATGAAGATCCCATATACTACACTGGTTTTCTTAGCATCACTATCGCGAGATGATGGTATGGCAGTTATTGAAGCTGGGTTTTCTGATGGTGACATTAAGACTACTGTTCTTAAGGAACGATATGGTAAAGAAGGTTTGTTTACTACAATTACAGATCTTATCGTGGAGAATTGTCTTCAGATTAAAGCCTACTTACACCAGGGATTATTATGGTTTATTGATCATCCTATAGTATGTGCACTAATTGCCACTGGTTTTTCTTGTGGTGTATTATATGCAATTACTCAGATGGTCAAGAATCTATACTCTGGTCCTTCTATTGACCATCAAATTAACGCTGTAGATATTGAGGAATCATCTGCTACAAGATTCATTAGCTTGCGCAGTCGTAATAATCAGGTAAGAGTGTTTACGGAATCAGTCGTAATAGTTGATGGCGTTTCAAGGAGTATCTGTGTTGGTAGAATAAATGGTTTATGGCTAGGTGCTAATTATTTGCTGGTAAACTATCATTATTACGAGGACTGTTTGGAAAGGCTTAAGAAGGGACCGGTTTCTATTGGTTTTCTTGCCTTTGATGCCTGGTCAAAGACTCCTAGTAAAATGTATGCTTTTTCTACAATAAAGTGGCTGACGTCTGATACTATGACTTCTCTTGATTTAATAGTCATACAAGTGCCTACTGGACATATGGCGCCTAACTTTATAAAATATTTACCGAGTACGAAGCATAAGACTTTTATGACTTTAATAGATGAAGTTAATCCTAGAAGTGCCCTCTTTGTCACATACAAGACAGATGCCATTTACAAGCTGCATTTGGGTATCAAGATTGGGGGAAGTGTCCCTAGTCCGGTTGCTGGTAGGACTTATCCAAATACCTTGGTTGCGAGTGTCTCTGACGTTCACGGTATGGCAGCGTCAACTATTAATGGGGATTGCGGTGGTGTAGGTTATTTAACAGACTCTATTCTTGCCGATTGCACAAAAGATGGAGCTATTTATCAAAATCCTGTGCCGTTCTATTTTCATATAGGTGTAGTTCCTTCTATTACATCTAGAGGGGGAAAAATATTTGAAACAAACCACACCTATGGTGTGCCCTTGTTTAGAGAGTATTTTGAACATTTAGATATACCAGGTATAGATTCTCCTGAAGATGCCCTTTCTCATAAATTTAGGTTAGTCCACCAAGCTTTTGCTCCCCTTGCTATACGTTCAGTTGATCCTCCAACACCTTTTCTTCATCAATCTGCCCTATTTGAGCAGCATCATAAGGTTGTTGCAACTATGCCGCAGATGTATCCAGTCACTATGATTAATGAGATTAATAAATCCCCGTTACACGGGATATTTACTGAAATAGGATACAAGCCTACACGTGTCCCCGCTAAGCTTTATTCGCATATTTTGGCTAGTGGAGAGTTTTGTGATCCAATGATTATGGCGAGGAAGGATTATGGCTCGAATGAAACTAACAATACTTGTTTTCAGGTTGTGGAAAGAGCTGGGAGTTATACATCTAGGCGTATAATTAAAGCATCCTCCATTCCGCGTCCCCGATTGCTTACTTTCGAGGAAGCGGTAATGGGTGTGCCCTCCCTAAACTTATCATCAATTAATCGTTCTACATCTTCTGGTTTTGTAGGTAACCTGATTAAGAAAATTTGTTCCGTTACTTTCAAAGGCAAAGAAGGCTTTTTTGGAAATAATGATTTGCCAGATTGTAACCTTCCCATGGCGCAATGTCTTAAGAAGTTAGTTTTAGAAGAGGAACAAGAATTATTAGACGGAAAGAGTATTATGCATATCTGGGCTGATTGTTTGAAGTCTGAACTTCTAGCGCGAGAGAAAGTTGCGTTAGGTAAGGCCAGATTGTTTTGTGCTGGTGAGATTGACTTTCTGATATTGACAATAATGTACTATGGTGCATTCGTCGCTTGGATTCTTGAAAATAGAATTAAGAATGGGATAGCAGTGGGAATAAATCCTACCTCTCCAGAGTGGTTGCTAATGTATAATTATCTTAGAAGCATCGGAAATAATGGTATATTTGGCGACTATAGTAAGTATGATAAGCGTTTAGCTGAAATTTTTATGATGTCAGCTAAATTTATCATTAAAGCCTTTTATAAGGACTTATATTGTGTTGTTCACGATAGATTATTTGAGCAACTAGTTATTAGTGTTCATGTTGTGCATCATCAGGGGCTTGCTTATTTTTATATCTGGAATCATGGTAATACAAGCGGTAACTATTTAACAGCTATTTTGAATTCTATAGTCAATGAAATTATTGTCTTTTATTGTATATTTATGATTTACCTTAAAGAGGGCAAAACGTTAGACCAAATTGAAGATATTACAGACAAGAATGTTCGCCTTGTAGTGTATGGTGATGACAACGCCATTAGTGTTAGTGATAAGATTAGAGACGATATAAATTTTTTATCTCTGCAGCGTGAGATCTGTGATATTGGTCTTGAGTATACTGATGAGCTTAAGAGTGGATCTGTTGAGTTGTATAAGCCTATATGTGAAGGTAATTTCATAGCTCGTTCATTTCGTTTTGAGCTAATAGGAGGAGTTACTTGTTTATTAGCACCTTTAAGACTTGCGTCAACTCTTGAGGCCGTTCAGTGGGATAAGCGTGGGGAGTCACATCTCACCCGCCATCAAACTATAGATTTAACATTTAAAGAGATGAGACGACACGGTGAGGATTTCTTTAAACAATTTGCTCCTATTTTGGATTATAATTCTGTTATTAAGATTGGTTATAAATCAAAATATGCTGATTGGATAGTTGTTCGTGACACATACTGGGAGACTTATTCTCCTAAGTTCGATGGTGAATTTACCGGGGAGGTTCTGGACTGTACTCCCTGGTCTCCAAATGAGTCCACTGTAGTGGGCTTGGACAGCCTGCCACTTTTATCATCGTCTTCTAGTACTATAAATAATAATAATCTAGATTCCAGTAACTTAGCTGGCGCTCTGAGTAGAATGGAGGGGAATCATTCTACATTGAAATTCCAAATGGATGCTGACACGCGTCAATTTGGTGGTTGTTCTGTTAATGAAGTAAAACAGTCAACAACAGCAGTCGAAACTTATAACACCACAGTTTTCGACGAAGGGAGAGACATTAAGGAAAGTTGTCTAGTTGAGAGAGTTGTTGAAACTGAAATAGAGAGAACGGATGATAGCATCGCTACATTTCTTGAGAAACCGTATCGTTATACTTCTGTTAATTGGACAACAGCTAGAGCTGCAGGTTATGAATTGACTGCTTTTTCCTTGGGGCAACTGTTAACTTCGGTTGCGCCTTGGAACAATAAGATAATTGGTTATAATTTGATGCGAGGCAAGTTTAGAGTTAGGGTTACTGTTAATGCTAGCCCTATGCAAGCTGGCGCTCTAATAGTGCATTATGTTCCTTTGCTTAAGGATACGACCACTACAGCACAAACTACCGTTCACTGTAACCCATATTCTGTAGCCGGTGCTGTCACCCTTGTGACTGCCACTCAGCATCCTAATATCGTCTTAGATGTTGATAATGATACTAGCGGTGAGTTGATTATACCGTTTATAGCACCTACTAGCTTCTATAATATGAAAGACCAGGATTACGATTGGGGAGTGTTGTTTATAAATGTTTTGTCTCCATTAACTTGTGGGGCTTCAGCTCCTAATACTAATGTTGAGATGACGATCTATGTCTCAGTTAGTGATTTGGAATTGAGTGCACCTTTGTGTCCACAAATGGAGAAAGGCGATTATATCAGTAGCTCCATGAAGAAAGTAGGCAAAGTCCCTTACCCTAAGGGAATCCCTGGTATTTCTGAAACCTTGTCTACTATATCGTGGGTCTCGACTTATTTAGGTGGTCTTGCTAGCGCTTTCGGGTGGAGTAAACCACAGCTCGATGCACAACAAGAAATTATGGTTCGATCTCACTTTCAATATGCTAATTGTTCTGAGGGCGCTGTTCCAGCTAAACCAACCACTCTAAACGCTGATCCCAAGGTTAGTGTCATTAAACATTCTATAACCGATGAAGATGAGATGAGTACAAAGTTTTTATTTTCTGTTCCTTGGTTAGGTCTTCCAATAACGTGGAATGCCAGTGATTCCGCTGGAGCAGCGTTATATGCGAACACTGGAGTACGTCCAGCTTATTTTTATCAGACTTACACAGGAACCTTTGCTGCACATACCTATACTGTGAACTGTGGTAATCCCATGTATAACATGTCTCAGGTTCTTAGTTATTATCGGGGCTCGATATATCTGAAGCTTAAAATCATCAAGACTAAGTTCCATACTGGGAGATTGTTGATTATTTTCACCCCAGGACGAAATAATTCAACGGCCCCTACAAGAGATACATCTATCTATTCACTTAGAGAAATTGTTGATCTTCGCGATAAGTCAGAGGTGATTTTTAATCTACCCTATATGCAAGAGCTTGATTATTTGTCTCAGTCCCAAAATTTAGGATATTTGACTATTATTGTGCAAAATGAACTTAGGGCACCTGAAACAGTTGCACAATCCATTAAGATATTACCGTACTTTTGGGCTGGTGAAGATTTTGAAATGAGTGGTGTCGGCATATCTAGTGGTTCAATCTATAATCTACCATTCGTACCTCAGATGAATAATGAAGATATTATTACTATTCAAGGGATAGGTGGTAGGCGAATTAATCCTGATACTGTTGCTCCTGCTGCCCGTAGCATGTCCGAGAAACTAACGAGTGTGAAACAGCTGATTAATAGATATACGCAACTAAACTTGAAGAGTTTTCCTGCTGGCTATAATGCATTTGCTTTCTTTCCATGGGCAATTAGCCTAGGGTGTATAAATGTTGGTACGGGAGCCCTTACTGCTGGTGAGTTTGTTAATGATATTTATTCTTTCATTGCTCCTATGTATGCTATGTACAGAGGTGGCATGAGAGTTGCATTGACACAACAAAGTGCTGTTCCTATTTGTGGTGCTGTATCTAATGGAGTCTTCTCTCAGAATGGAACATCATCATCCTTTTTAGTTTCAGCTAGCACTCTTAAGGGTACTAGCACAGCTCCTGTGTATAATACAACTGCTGACATTTCGTTTTCAACTGCACCATGTGATTATAATACTAGTATATCAGATATTATAGTCCCATATCAGAGTGCTACTAGAGCTAGTCCTGTTTTGAGCTCTAGTACATATTATGGAGCAGCTCTGGATGGCTATCACACTACAACCTGGACCGGAATAAGCAAACCAGGAGCGTGTGCTAACTTTTCCAGCTCAGCAGTTACGACTGCGACCGCTATGCTTTATAGAGGAACAGCTGATGACTTTCAATTTATGTTTTTCGTCAATGCGCCTCCACTCCTAGTCTCTTATGTCTAGGAACCTTTCAATAGCAGCTTTTTTTTCCAGAGTCTATTTATAGATTTAAATTTTTTTTCAAAGCTGTTATATGATATTTTTCCACCC